ATTATAATGTCAGATATTAAAAGAATTTTAACTGAAGCGAGACAATATGATGATGAATTACATATTGATCTTTGGTACCCAGATGTACCTTCTACTAAAATTAAAAAATTTGTTATAGGTTTAATAGATGTTAGAGCTGCTGATTCGATTAGAGTATCTTATGATAAAGATCGAGATGGATGGAAAATTGAACAAGCATCAACTTTTACTTGGGCTGTAGATGATGATATTTGTAATCCTGATTGGCAAGAAATTGCTTTTATTCAAGCATGGCAAAGAGAAAAGAAGGATATATTATAATGTCAAACGTCAAATACATTTATAACCTTACTCGCGCTGAAATTACTGAACTTGAAAATATTAATTGGAATGATATAACTGAATCAATTAAATGGATAAACAATAAATTACAAGAAGCATTTGACACTGGTAGAAAACATCCAATAGAAACGGAATAAAAATGATAATTCCTAAAATAGATTCTACTAAATCAAAGAAAGATAAGAAGACTTCCTTTGATGCTCTTGCTGTTGAGTGCCCGCCTACCGATAATATTAAAACTGCTACTATAGCAATGGTAGGCGAAGCTCCATCTGATATAGAGTTGTTGAAACAAGAACCTTTTGTTGGTCCAGCTGGAAGTCAGTTTAATCGTATTTGTGCAGCGGTCAGATTAGCTCGCTATCAAGTTTATTTAACCAACGCATGTAAGGCAAAACTTCCAAAGAATGATGAAAAGAAACTCTGGACTGAAAAAGGATTTCGCCATCCTGCTTGGGGAGAACTTCAATCACGCCTGATTGATGAACTTGCAGAATTTCCTGGTAAAGTAATTATGTTGCTCGGCGCTACAGCGATGAAACTCCTAATCGACGAACCTAAGTTTGATTCGATAGGAAAATATCGTGGCAGCTTTTATCATGCAGAAGACTTTCCACATTTGAAAGAAAAACTATCCGGAAAGATTATCGGACTTTCCTACCACCCATCCTTTACAATGGCCTACCAGCAGCCTATCCATTTCTATACAATAATTGCCGACTTTACTAAGGCATTAAAAATCATTGAAGAACCCACCTTATTAGAAGATAATACAGATCTTAAAATTCGTCCAAGTTTAGATGACATACTTAAGTTTTATGCTTTAATCAAAACAAAAGAATATATCGGTTTTGATATTGAAGCAACGCCAGAATTCATCACCTGCTTTAGCCTCGCAGTATATCATGAAGGTAAAATCATTTCAATGTCTATCCCCTTCTTGAATAACCAAGGTAATTATTGGTCTGTTGAAGAGGAAGTAAAAATATGGATTGGCTTAGCAGAAATTTTAAATGACTCTAACTTAAAAAAGATATGCCAAAATGGTATGTTCGATGTAATGTTTACACTTCGTACAATGGGAATTAAAACAGATAATTTTTACTTCGATACAATGCTTGCGCAACACAGATGCTATACTGAATTGCCAAAAGGTCTTGATTATCTAACTTCTGTTTACACTTACTATCCTTATTATAAAGACGAAGGAAAACAATCCCACCTTAAGGTTATTAAAGACTGGCCAAGCTATTGGCTATATAATGCTAAAGATTCTGCCTACCTTTTACCAATTGCCGAAGCACTCATTAAAGAATTGGAAGAATTCGAGTCTACTGAAGTAATGACTTATATGATGGACCTACATAAGCCATTAATGGAAATGGAATTCAATGGCATATTAACAGATAAAAAAGGTGTGATTGAAGCAAGGAAAGAACTTGAAGATGAAATAGTGGTGATGCAAACAGAGTTAAATACTCTTGTAGAAAAGCAAACTAAAGGTAAGCAAAAAGAAATTAATCCAAATTCATCAAAACAAATGATTGCTTATTTTTATGGTATTTGTATGCTCAAGCCGTATGTCAATCGCAAGACAGGCAACGCTACCTGTAATTCTATGGCGTTACATAGGATTGCTAAAAAAGGTGGCAAAGGTTCAGAAGAAGCTAAGCTAATAATTAAGATTCGTAAAAATGGAAAGTTAGTTTCAACTTATTTCACTGTGCCAGTAGATGATGATAACCGACTTAGGTGTAGCCATAAAATTACTGGCACCGTATCAGGTAGAATTGCCACCGAGCAAACATTCTTTGGTACTGGTACGAACCTTCAGAATCAGCCATACCTTTTCAAGCAACATCTTGTATCTGATCCTGATTGGATTTTCTGCGAATGTGATCTTGCAAAGGCTGAAGCTCATGTAGTTGCTTATCTTTGCCAAGATGCAAACATGATCGAATCTTTTGAATCAGGAATTGATGTACATTCATTTAATGCAAGTAAAATTTTCAACATTCCTATTGAAAAAGTTATCGAAGAAGCGCATACAAAGAAAGTAGATCAACGAAGTACTATGCGTTACATGGGAAAGAAGGTAGTCCATGCCAGTAACTATTCAATGGGACCACAAACTTTTTCTGACAATCTGGCCGTTGAAGATATTTTTATGTCCCAAGGAGAATGTAAAAAGTTACTTAATAATTATCAGGATAGATTTCCAGGCTTAAAGCGGTGGCATCGTTCTATTGAAGAAGAAGTCCAGAGAACAAGAATTCTTTATAATCTGTTTGGCTCACCAAGGAAATTTCTTGGCGATATGGGACCAGCATTATATCGCAACGCTTATAGCTATAAACCACAATCAACTGTGGCTGAACTTCTTAATCGTGGTTTAATTAAAATGGCTAATGATCCACGGCTGGGCAAGGATGCTTTTGATATTAGGATGTTAACAACTGTGCATGACTCTGTGTTATTTCAATTTCATAAAAGTCAAATCAAAAATTTACTCCAAATTCTTCTAATAATTAAAGACCATATGACGCATACTTTTACTTACAAAGGAAGATCATTTACCATAGGATTAGATGCAAAAATCGGCAAGCAATGGGCAGGCAAGACGGCAGAAATTGGGAAGTTTACTCAATCTGACATTGATAAAGCGATTGAAAAATTGGAATTAGTTTAATGAAAATCTTAATTGGCTGCGAAGAAACTCAAACACTTTGTCAAAAGTTTCGCCAAGCTGGATTTGATGCCTATAGCTGTGATCTTAGGCCAACACAAGGTAATTCAAAATACCATTATCAAATGGACATATTTACTTGTATTCGACAAGAAGCCTGGGATTTAATTATTCTTCATCCACCATGTACGGCTATGTGCCTATCTGGAAATCGCTGGTATGGGAAAGGAAAACCAAAATATGAACAGCGCCTAATAGCTATTGCTTGGACAAAAGCTTTATGGAAAGAAGCCTGTAAAAATGCTAAACATGTAGCTTTAGAAAATCCTATGACAGTATTTTTTAAATACATGATGAATGTTCAATATGTGCAGCCTTGGCAATTTGGCCATCCAGTAAATAAAATGACTGGCTTTGCCTTGAAAAATTTACCAAGATTGAAATCAACAAAAATTGTAAAAAATCCACAAGATTTAATTCATAAAATGCCACCATCTAAAAATCGAGATAGACTTCGTTCCATGACATTTCCAGGACTGGCTAATGCTATCGTTGATCAATGGGGAAATTATATTTTAGGAAAATAAATATATGGCTCGACAACTCTCTGATTGGCTTGAGTATTATATGAAATATACTCAACGAACAGAGCCACCGGAATTGTATCATTTATGGTCAGGACTAACTGCAATCAGCTCAGCGTTAAGACGAAAATGTTATTGCAATTGGGGAGCGCTGAGAGGATTAATATATCCGAATATGTTTGTATCGTTAGTTGGTCCTCCTGGTGGACGTAAAGGAACTGCTATGCGAATAGCAAAATCTTTCGTTCAAAGTCTTGAAATTCCTCTTGGCGCTGACTCTTTGGGTTCAACTCAAGCATTATACAAAGAATTAATGGATAGTGAAGATTCATACATTGACCCGCAAGGGATAACCCGTAAACATAAAAGTGTTTCAATATGGGCAGAAGAATTCCAAGTATTTCTAACTGACAAAGATCAAATGCTCATACCATCATTAACAGACCTATTCGATTGCGCTAATGTTTGGAAGTATAAAACCTTAGCAAGAAAGACAGAAGATATATCTAATGTGTGGATAACAATCATCGGGGCTATTACACCAGATTTGTTACAAGCAAAATTAAGTCATGAAGCAGTCGGTGGTGGTCTTATATCTCGAATCATATTCGTAGTAGGACAAGGTCCCAAGCAAAGAAAAGCTTTGCAATTTTTAACTGAAGAAGAAGAAGAAATTCAACAGATGTTGGAAAACGATTTACAAGAAATAGCTAACCTATCTGGCCAATTTACCTTATCTAAAGAGTTTCTCAAATCTTATGTACGTTGGTATGAACATGAGTATGACGAATCTGGAGTACCTTCAGATAAGTTTCTTGGCTATAATCATCGTAGACCACTCCATATAAATAAAGTCTGTATGTTATTATCTGCGTCAGAATCAAATGATTTAATTATTACCAATGACCACTTTGAAAAAGCACTCGCTGTAATGCAAATAACTGAAGAGCAAATGCCAAATGCATTTTATGGCCTCGGCTTATCGAGTCAAGCAAATGTTTATGCAAAAATCTTATCTTTTATTGAGTCAAGAGATTCATTTGAATGGACTGAACTTGTTCGTAACTTTCATCTTGATGTAGAAAATATTACACAACTTCGTGGGTATATAGAAATGGCAGAGCAGTCTGGATTAATAAAATGTGAAGAATCTGCCACAGTCTGTAGGTTTAAATCTATTATAACACCAAAAGCTGAACGTGATCCAACTTATATTGAAAAGACAATATTTAGATTGTTAGATAGGAATGTTATTAAGAATTTAAAATGAGGAAAGGAGAAAGTGTATGAGCAAATGGATTGAATTTAAAAATGGACAATATCCACGAACAGGTGAAGTTATTGTTGTTAAAAGCGATGGAGCTAAGCAATCAATATATGAATATTTAGTATTTGTCAAGGAAGGCCCGACAACATTTGTTAGATATCATGATCATTCAACAATGTTATCTTTTCATGGTTTGTCACATTGGCAGTTAATTGATAGCCCATATTAAAAAGGAGAAAATTAATGGAAGATCAAATTGTAGCACCAAAAGTTGAAGTTACAAAAATTCTTTTCTTCGACACAGAAACTTCAGACTTCATTAAGAAAGACTTACCTGCAGATCATGGTGACCAAGCTTGGTGCGTACAAATCGGTGCTCTTCTAACAGATACTGAGGGTAACGAAGTTGATAAACTCAACGTAATTATTAAAGCCAACGGTAGGTCTATGAACCCATATGCCGAAGCAGTCCACGGTATTAGTATTGAACGTGCTGATGAAGAAGGCATAGAGGAGTTAGAAGCAGCTGAGAAGTTTGGCCTACTATTGAGGCAAGCTAGCCTGGTGGTTGGACATAACTTTGATTTCGATTGGAAATATGCGCTGCATCTCCTTGAAAGAAATATGGATAATTTGTCAGATGAAGCTCGGTCAGCTTTCTACTTAGCTTTGCCAAACCAATGCACTATGAAAGATAAAACTGTAGTTAAGTTTTGTGGATTGAAAAACAAAGCTAACAGACCGAAGTGGCCTAAACTTATTGAACTCCACAGCATTTTGTTTGGTGAAGAATTTGATGGCGCGCATGATGCCTTTGCTGATATTACAGCGACAGCACGATGTTATTTTGAATTGATTAATAAAGGTATTATTAAATCAAAGTTGGAGAATGAATAACTTGCCGTTCATCTATGAACACCAATTACAAGGAATTTAAAATGATCGAGCTAAGAAAAATTCAACTGGACCAATGGATTTGGGCACAAAAGAACTTTCCAGATAATAAAAAATGGATGCCTCTTGTTGGAATAGGTGAAGAAGTTGGTGAGTTGATGCACCACTTTCTTAAGAGTGCACAAAATATTCGAAACCAAGAACATCATTATAATGAAATGATAGACGCTGTAGGCGACATATGTATTTACCTAATGAACTTTTGTAGCGAAATGGGTATTGATCTCGAAAATTCTATAGTTGAAACATGGCAGAAAGTAAACCAAAGGGATTGGCAAAAGAATCCTGATACAGCACATATTGAAAAGGAAAACTAAATTATGATTTTAGTAAAACCAAGTTTTGAAATTATGGAAATTATGGGTCTTTATGGATCTGCAGGAATTGGTTTAGATACATTATATTTAATTGAAAAAGCTGGCCGCACTTGCTATAAATCAGAAGATAAAATTACTGCTGAATCAGCAAAAAAGTTTGTCGAAATGGTGATTAAACGAGGGCATGAAAGTGTAATCGAACATTCAGCCATGACTGTTAAATTCATTTGTGATCGCGGAGTAACTCATGAATTAGTTCGGCACCGACTATGCGCATTCAGTCAAGAATCTACAAGGTATGTAAATTATAAAGGTGGCTGCACTTTTGTTATTCCACCTTGGATAGATATTACTGAAGGTGATTATCCGTTAGGACTTCATCCAGATGATCGAACAGATGATATTGCTAGAAATATTTGGCATGATCAATGTTATCAAGCAGAAAAAGTTTATAAAAATCTACTTACTCTTGGCTGGTCTCCGCAACAAGCAAGATCTGTACTTCCAAACTCAACTAAGACTGAAATAGTTGTTACAACTAACTTCAGAGAATGGCGTCATATATTCAAATTACGTTGCAGTAAAGCATCGCATCCACAAATGAGAGAGCTTATGATTCCTCTATTAGAAGATATAAAAGAATTAATACCTGTTATTTTTGACGACATTACTTATTAAAGGAAAGCTAATGCCTGATTATACAAATCTGGAAATTGAAAAACTCAGAAGGACTATCGCCACAATTGCAATTTGGTACGCAAATCATTCTTCTTATACTCAAGAAGCAACAGAACAATTAGAAATAGTTCTTCATCGTGTTGATAAAGACTTTACATTTATAGATGCGATTGCATGTATCAAACCATTAACGCAAACTGCAGGATATAAAAAATGAATGATCCAATTAATCATCCAAAACATTATACTAACCATCCAAGTGGTATTGAATGTATCACAATAACAGAACATATGTCTTTTAATCTTGGCAATGCAATAAAATACATATGGCGCGCAGATTTAAAAGGCAATGCTGAGCAAGATTTACAAAAAGCTATATGGTATATTAATCGTGAAATTAATCGCAACAAACAAAGGAGAACAACATGATCGGACTGAAACAAAAATTCGAAACTCGTATTAAAAGTGTTAAAGAGAATTATGAAAATCGTATCGCCGAATTAGAAAAACAAATCAGTATATTAGAAAAGCAAATGATTTCTGAAAAAGAAAAAGCTGCGAAGAAGTACGAAGATTTGTTGGATCGCAATATTGTTTTAGAGCGTGAGCTGGAAGATTTGGAAGAAGCAATTAACAAAGAAACGATTTAAATAATGTAGCAGGATAGAGTCTAAGATTCTCGTATATTTAAACTCTATCCTGCCATAGTCTACCTATTGATTTTCAGCTACCATAAAATATCTTTTCATTAATTGATTTTGCCTTTCCTCTAATTGACCAATCCGCTTTAGAACACTTGTAGTCTGTTCTAATTTTTTCAACTTATTAATTAGCGTTGTTATTTTTCTCACCGAATTATTAAAGTTTTCATAAACTTTCATTTGTTTAAAATCTTCTAAGTTCGACTGAAGAAAAAGTCTTTTATCATTCGCTTTTTCAAAAGATGTTTTAAACTCCCTAAACTTTTTGCCTGCCTTCCTAAAGTCTTGTTCTTCAATTTTCGGCCGATATTCAGATCCACGGCCAACGTGCCAGTAGGCTAACTTTCCAACAAACGGAAGTGATTCTAATGTACGAGATTCATCTACATTAAGAAGTTCTCCACTTAAAACATCTTTACTTAAAGCGTTAACAAACTTAAATGGTGGCAATACCATCTGTCCGATAGCTGTCCCAATACCTTCTCTCCTCGATTGCATTCGCACAAACCTATTAGCACCACCCATAGTTAGAAAGTTTTCAATTACATTGTCGCTAAGATTTGTTTCTTTGCCTAGCATGAAATCTTTAATCTCATCCGCTGCAGCATTAGCCAATACAAGAACACTCATAAGTTGTACCATATTCCTCATGGCTTCTAACCTCTGGCGTGCGTCTCCATCCTTTAATCCTCTCCACACCTCATTTCGAAATACATCAAGCTGTTTAATTGTATAAGTTTTAAGCATATAAAGAATACGCCAGTTACCACCTTTGAGATAATACTCAGGCATTTCAGACAGCGCCACTGGCTGGAAATCCAACAATCTGGAATACAGCAACATCTTTACATTTTCAGATGGATTGTTTGCTAACAAATCATTAATAACCTTATTAGATTCATCACCAAAAATTGGCCGTAACTTCTTTAATAAT